CTGGTTTCAGCGCCGCCCCCGTGAAGAACGAAGGTGCCGCGATTGCGTATGACAACGCACAGGAAGCGTGGACTGCTCGTTACAACCACGAGACGATTGCTCTCGGCTTCTCCATCACGGAAGAGGCGGTTGAAGACAACCTGTACGATTCGCTGTCCAAGCGATACACCAAGGCGCTCGCCCGAGCGATGGCGTACACGAAGCAGGTCAAGGCGGCATCGGTCCTTAACAATGGCTTCTCCTCGTCCTACGTGGGCGGTGACGGACAGCCGTTGTTCTCGGCCTCGCATCCGCTTGTTTCGGGTGGTACCAACAGCAACCGTCTGACGGCTTCTGACCTCAACGAGACTTCGCTTGAGGCGGCTGTCATTCAGATCGCTGGTTGGACCGACGAACGTGGTCTCTTGATCGCGGCGAAGCCCAATAAGCTCATCGTGCCCCCGTCATTGATGTTCACTGCCAAGCGACTCCTCGACACGGAACTCCGTGTTGCGACCGCTGACAACGACATCAACGCGTTGAAGGCGATGGGTTCGATTCCGGGCGGTTACACCGTGAACCACTTCTTGACCGACACGAACGCTTGGTTCTTGACGACCGACGTTCCGAACGGCATGAAGCACTTCGTTCGTACCCCGCTGCAAAACAGCATGGACGGCGATTTCGACACCGGCAACGTCCGGTACAAGAGCCGCGAGCGTTATAGCTTCGGCTGGTCGGATCCGCTGGGCATGTTCGCTTCGCCGGGCGCGTCCTAATAGCTTTCTCCCTAGAGGGCTAGTGATTGGGGGGTTACAAGTAGCGATGCTTGTAACCCCTCTTTTTTGGTGATATACAGTCGTTCATCGGGAAAATTTTGTTTACCAGACAGCCCCGACTGACGACATGCAGACTGGTAAACACAACTCGCATGTGAGGAATTGAAATGGCACGTACTACTTTTTCCGGCCCGGTTAAGTCTGACAATGGCTTTGAGGGCGATATTGCTGGCAATCTGGTCAGCGCCACGACCCTTGTTATCGGCACGACAACGGTCACTGCCGGTGTTGCTACGGGCACGGTTACGACCCAACTTGGTTATATCCCGGTCAAGATTGGTTCGACCGTTAAGTACATCGCGCTGTATTCCAGCCTGACTCCGTAAGATTTCGTAGGGGGGCGTTAGCCCCCTTCATCCATTACAGGAGACTCAGATGGGTATGCAAACAGATGTCCTTGCTAGTAAGGTCCGCACTGATGCAGGTCAGTTGTTGGACCAGAATAGCCTCGTTATTGGCCGTGCCCGTGTAAAGGCGATCTACATCGTTCCTGATTCGGGTGCCGGTACCGTTACGTTTATCGACGGCGGCGCAAGTGGCGCTACCAAAATTGTTGTTAACACCAAGGCAAGTTCGACTTCGGCGGATTACATCCTGATGCCCGGTGAAGGTTTGCTTTTTCAAAACAACATTTACATCGTCCCGTCAGCCGTAATTTCGACGATGGTGATCTATGGCTAAGTCTCCCGCTTGGCAGCGTAAAGAAGGGAAAAATCCAAAAGGCGGTTTAAATGCCAAGGGGCGGGCGTCGTATAACGCAGCCAACCCCGGCAAACCGGGTCTGAAACGACCCCAGCCTGAAGGTGGTGCCCGACGAGATTCTTTCTGTGCTCGCATGAAGGGCATGAAGAAAAAGCTGACAAGCGCAAAGACAGCCAATGATCCCAACAGTCGTATCAACAAGTCCCTCAGAGCATGGAACTGTTGAAATGGAAATGTTGGTTTGGAACATGGTTCTTACGGGAATCGTGGCCGTTTTGGGTTTTGTTGTGAAAGAGAAGTTTGCCGAACTTCAACGGTTGGGCATTCTCCTCAATAAGACCCGAGAAGAAGTGGCTCGTGATCATGTTACTCGTGCAGAAGTCCGAGCCGATGCCCAGATGCTTCTTGACCGGCTTGACCGGCTGGAGCAGAAGATAGACAGATTGGTGAACCACAATGCCAAGCAAGTCTAAAGCACAGCGTAACCTTATGGCCGCTGCCGCACATAACCCAGCCTTTGCTAAAAAAGTTGGCGTTCCGATGAAAGTAGCGAAGGAATTTAATAAGGCCGACAAGGGCCGCAAATTCAGGAGTAAATCCAAATGATGCGTCGAGGATTTGGTAAAGGTATGGCAGACATGGCTGGTCGAGCCATGAGAGGTCCGAGTGCAGATATGGCGGGTCGGGCTATGGTTGCGCCTCCTACTCGTATCAATCGTCCGGTTGAACCGGAAATGTCCTACAAAAAAGGTGGCATGATGAAATCTAAGATGGCTGACAAAGCTGGTCGTGCCATGAAGAACCGTTCGGCTGACAAGATGGGCCGTGCGATGACCAAGAAAATGGACGGTGTTGCTATGAAAGGCAAAACCAAAGGCAAGATGGTGAAGATGCGTATGGGAGGGGCTTGCAAATGAGCAGCGGCCCAAAAACTCGCGGGTCGTATGGTCCTACCAGCCCCCGTGGTCAGGCTGCGGCTCAGAAGCAGGCTGCTGCTATTCAAGCCGTCAAAGATCAAGACATGGCTAAGAAGATGCGCGAGGCTTATGAGAACTTCCAGAAGAGTCCCGAGGCCGACACTATCGGTATGAAGAAGGGTGGTATGCCTGATTTGACGGGTGACGGTAAGGTTACTCGCGCTGACGTTTTGAAAGGCCGTGGTGTCTTCAAAAAGGGCGGTGCCGTTAAGTCTTCCGCTTCCAAGCGTGCTGACGGTATTGCTCAGCGTGGTAAAACTCGTGGGAAATTTGTATGAAACACAAAATGCGTAAATTTGAAGAGGGTGGCCCGACAGATTATGCAAAGTCAGGGAGTGCTGGTGGTACTAACATCAGCTTCGGTGACGCGTTCAAGGCCGCACGTAAGCAGGGTTTAGGCACTTTCACTTGGCGTGGTAAGAAGTACACCACTGATACCAAGGAAGAAAAGGCTGACAAAACCCTTGATGATGAAGTCAAAGTCAAGAGCAAGCGTCCTGACTTTAGCGAGATCTACGCCCGTGACACCGTGACGGATAAGACTGGCATGGGTCAGCGTGGTCCGTCTGGCCGTGGCGGTAAGCGGAATATGACCGTTGATCAGAAGATTGGCGAGTCAATCCGCGCTACTAGTGCGGGTTTTGACAAAAAGTATAAAGACGAAGGCAGTGTTTTCAGCCGCTTAGCGCGTGGAGCGGGTTTCCGTAAGGGCGGCTCTGTCAAATCTTCCGCTTCCAAGCGTGCTGACGGCATCGCTGTTCGCGGCAAGACAAAGGGGCGGATGGTCTGATGATGCCCTCCCGAGGCATGGGTGATATCAACCCCAAAAAGGTGCCGCGAGCAAAGCGGCGCGGGGATTCTAAGCCTGTGATCGGGACGGGTAAACCCATCCGCACTTTTAAAGAAGGCGGCGAGAGCAAGGTCAACGAGGCTGGTAACTACACGAAGCCCGGTATGCGTAAAGCATTGTTCAACAGTATCAAGAATAGTGCGGTTCAGGGTACGGCGGCAGGTCAGTGGTCGGCGCGTAAGGCGCAGTTGTTGGCTAAACGCTACAAAGAGAAGGGCGGCGGGTACAAGTCATGAAGGCTCCGCAGCAGTCGTTAAAGGCATGGACTGCCCAGAAGTGGAGGACGAAGAGTGGTAAACGATCTTCTGACACGGGTGAAAGATATCTACCAGAGGCTGCGATCAAAGCTCTTAGCCCTGCTGAGTACGCCCGAACCACTGCCGCCAAGCGAAAAGGCAAAGCCCAAGGCAAGCAGTTCGTCGCGCAGCCCAAAGGTATCTCGCAAAAAACCCGTGCGTATCGTCAAAGGGGCAAGTAAGAAGTGAACATGCAGAAGATTGTGGATATGTTGTTTCCGGTGCTGCTGGCCGCTGTGGGCTGGTTGTTGGCGGAGATCGCATCATTCAACAATCGTCTGATTGCTATCGAGTCTAAAATCCCCATTCTCATTACCGAAGATGGGGTACCTACCGATAGTCCTTTGAGCGCCGCCCGTCGTCAGGAACTTAAAGACGACATTATGGAAGACATCCACGACCTGCAAGTGCGGGTCAAGTTGATCGAAGAACGGGGCAAGTAATGGTAGACAAGACTACAGCTACGACAGACTTCAACCTCGACCTTAATACAATTATTGAGGAGGCCTTCGAGCGTTGTGGTGCTGAACTGCGTACGGGATACGACTTCCGTACGTCGAAGCGTAGTCTTGCTTTGCTCCTGATGGACTGGTCAAACCGAGGCATTAACCTCTGGACGCTAGAGGAAGGCACCAAGACGCTGACCTACAACGTCGGCACGTACGACCTGCCGGTAGATACGGTGGACCTGCTTGATCACGTGATCCGCACTGGGTCTGGTCAAAACCAGCAGGACATCAACATCTCACGTATCTCGTCCAGTACGTACGTATCTATCCCAAACAAGAACGCGACGGGTCGCCCGATTCAGATTTGGATCAATCGACGTACGGGAGCCACGGCTGCTGACGGTACTATCGTTTATCCGCAGTTCACTGTATGGCCGAAGCCAGACAACTCGACTACATGGATTCTGTATTACACCCGCCTGCGTCGGATGTTTGATCCCGGCACGGGCGTGAACGGACAGGACATTCCGTTTCGGTTTTTGCCCTGCATGGTGGCAGGTCTGGCTTATATGCTGTCGATGAAGATTCCGGGTGCGGCTGAACGCACGCAAATCC